TCATCTAAGTTGAAAGATACGAAGAAGTCCAGAGTTTGGAGATATTGATTAACAAGTTTGTTAATTGTTGGAAGATACTGTTTTATAATTTTTGTTTTAATACCAGTATCTCTTAACATTTCAGCAATAATACCGTTATAACCAAATTGCTCGTTGAGCTTGAGTTTTTCTTCAAATAAACTTTCTTTATCATTAGTCATTTGTTGTAAATCTTCTCTAGCACCAGTTAAATCAGCAGATACTTCACTTTCTAAATACTTTTGTAATTCGTCGTTACTTTGGTTTAATGAAACTATTTCTCTATTATTAGCGTTAATGTTATTAGTTTTTTCTCTTATCTTTGCGATTATTGTTTCTAATAAAGAAATTTCAGTGTCAACAGAAGTGCTATTAGTTTCTACTGCAGTTAAAGAAGATTGTACTTGCTTTGCTTCTGTTTTAGTGTCAAGTAAAAGTTTATCTTTATTTGCTATTGGTTGATCACATGTTGGACATTCATCATTTTTTTCTAAAAACATACCACGCTTTGCAATTGCTTTCATTTCTTGTTTTATAGTTGCTATTTCACTAATGATTTTATTTTTTCTAGTTTGTAATTCTTTTAATTCGTCATTAGCAGTGCTTGCTTCTAGTTCTTGACTTAATTGATTATTTTCGTTTTGAAGTTTATTAATTTTTGCTCGAGATATTTTAATTTGTTTTTCATATTTGTTTTTATTTTCTTGAGTTAAAGCAGCAATGTCACGAATATATTTTGATTGTTGTTCTATTTTACTTTTAATTATATTCGTATCATTGTTTATTTGATTAATATTTTCTTTTAATACAGAATTTCTTTCTCGTAATATTATATTCATCTTAGAAAAAATATTAATATCCAAAAGATCCTCTATAACATTCCTACGATTGCCAGCATTAAGTTGCATAAAAGGGATAAAAGAGGAGGAACCCAGTACAACTACTTGGTGAAAACTTTTATGATTAAGTTTTAGAATGTTTTGTTCGAGGATCTTTTGGTATTCTAATGAATGGGAAGATTGGTTAATCATATTACCATCTTTCCATATTTCAAATGTATTTGGCTTTATGCCTCTTACAATTTTAAATTGTGCTTTACCTACTGTAAATTCTATTTCTACCATTGCTTGTTTTTGATTAATAGAATTAACAAGTTGGCTTTTACTTATTCTACGATGTGGTTTACCAAATAATGCAAATGATATAGCATCAAGCATTGTAGATTTACCTGCACCATTTTGGCCAACTACAAGAGTAGATTTGTTTTTATCTAAAGGTATTTCTGTAAAGTAATTACCAGAAGATAAAAAGTTTTTATACTTAATAGATTTAAAAATTATCATGCTATTTCAAGTGCCTGTGCTTCTGTCATTAATTCTCTCATTTGGACCTTAATTTTATTTTTATCTAAATCCGTATCAACTGCTTCAATGTAAGTGTCAACAACTTCAGTAGTATCTTCAAAACTTATATTGTTATCTTCAACATTCTCACCCATAAATTCATTAAAGTTTTCAGCTATCTTTAATTCATAAATATCTTGGTTTTGAATGTTATCAATAAATCTATCAAATGTAAATGGATCTGTCTTTTCAGCCACAACAACTTTAACAAACTTTTTAGATAAGTTTTTATTATAGTTATTATAATCCATTTCTTTGTCATTGTACACAATTTTTTCAAATAAAGTGTAAGTATTTTTTATTTTTTCTATTTGTCTTGTTTCAGTATCAAGTATATGAAAATACTTAGGATCATGTGCATCTGACCAAAAGAACTCCATAGGATTACCTAAGTACCAAATATTATCTCTTCTAGATGCTGTATGATAATGACCCGATAAAACTTGTTCAAACTTTTGAAATAGCTTAGGATCCATACCGCTATGTGCCATTATACCTCTACCAATTTCAAAGTTAGATAATTCAAGATGCGCGCCTAGCCAATCAGCTTTACAATCTCTTATGAAGTTCATAGATTGATCATAATTATCTGCGCATATCCACGGCAGTAAACCCATACTTAAAGAACCGTATTGCATAACTGTTGGTTCCATAACAATATGAATTTCATTCATGTAATGTCCTAAACATTCTTTTAATGAATTAAGTTCATTTGTATTTTTATAATATGTGTCATGGTTACCAGGTATAATATCCATCATCATATTATTTTTTCTTAATTGGTCTAAGAATACTCTACGATTTTGATTAAGCGCTTTAAAGTTTACAAACTTACGATGATCATAATAATCACCTAAATGTAATATCTGAGTTATTCCTTGCTTTTGACATTCTGGAAAAAATATATTTGTATAAAAATCTTCTGCGTTATCTAAAAAAACTTCTGAAGAGTTTCTAATACCGCAATGGGTGTCACATAATATTGCTATTTTCATTTGTTATTCTCTTTCTTAAATCACTTGTACTAAATCTATGTTCTCGTTTATTAAAGTACAATTCTATATCACGTGCTTTACAAATATCTCTACCAGTAAAGTCTTTTTCTCTATATTCTTCACCTAATATACGTACATCAATACTTCTCATTGATAAAATATCAACAAGATCGCATTCATACATATATGGAATAACTTCATTTACAAACTTAACAGCTGCTAGTTGTGTGTATCTTTCAACTATGCTTTGTACAGGTTTATTTTTTTCTGCTCTGTCAATTGAAGGATCAATCTGTAAAGCACAAATTAAATAATCACATTGTTCTTTTGCTTCTCTTAGCATTTCAACATGGCCTGCGTGTAATAAATCAAATGTAGATGCTGTAATACCTACCTTCATTGCATAAACTCGCTTAAATCAGAATCTGCTAATTTTGATTTACGTTTCTTTTTTTCTTTTTTAACTATTTCTTTTACTTCACTGTCTGTATTACGTACTCTTGCAATTCTATCTTTTAATGTATCTACAAAATGTAATGCAGTCGAAGCTGCTACTTCTTCAGTACCAACATCAACAAAAGTATCTAAACCAGATTTAGTTAAATATTTCATTTTAATTTCTTGTTGTTTTTTTTCTTTTGCTATTCTTCTTAAAAAAGCATACCATGTTATCTGTGTAAAATATGCAAATGCGTTTGGTTTACCAGTTCTAGTGGCTGCTTCTAAATTGTAATTACTTATTGCCTTTAAACAATTTTCAACTGCGTCCATTACCATTTCTTCTCTGTATGTATATCTTATAAAGTTTCCTTTATGAGACAATCCTTCTGCTATTTTAAGAAAGCATTGAGCTACATAATCTGGTACTGTTGGAATATTGATATCTGTTTTTCTAGCATGATCTACTGTTTTAACATATTCAACTACAGCTGTACTAAAATCAGAGTTGTTGACATAATGTATACTTTTTTTACGTGCCATTGTTTAAACCTTTATTTTATAGTATTATTATACACCAGTTTTTATTAAAAGTACACTGTTAAATTTCTCTCTTAGCTGAAAATATAATGGTGTACATTTGTTAAAAAGTATGGTATAATAAAAGAGTATACGGGGAGAAGGGGATATACTTTAATGAAAAGTATCACGGGGTTTGAATTTAATAATCTTGCCATCACTTGAATCTGGAACTTGGCTATCTTCTTCAACCGCACCGTACTTATTTTCTAAAAAGTCATCCATCTCTTCATCAGTTAAATCTCTTATTTCATTTTGTATTTCATCAAAGTTAGCGTATATTTTCTTTCCACTTGATTTATTTGATTTTAAATCTTTAGCTACACTAGTTAAACATGTTTTATAATGTTTTAATATATTTTTTGATGGATTGGTAGTAACTATTATATGTGATGAATTAATTGTTTGCATTGAAGATGGATCGTCTTGAAAAGACATCCAAGGTCTAAAAGCAAAGAACCTCCAACCTCTTTGGTAATCTTCAACAGTTATAACTCTAAAAGCTTTTTTTACTAGAACATCACCGGCGTCATCGCCAGTATTCCATTCCACAACTTCACATATTATCTCTTCATTATTTGTTAACTTAAATTGTTTTATATTCATAAACTCACTCTATAAGTCTTGTGGTTAAATTTTTCTCTTCCGTAAATTCTTAGTCTCTCGTCAGCATGCAATATACCAAAGTTTTTTCGTGACTTCCAAATTATGTCATCGATGATATCGTAAAGTGTTGTATTTATTCCATCATCTGTCTTTCTTAAACCTCTTCCTATACTTTGTAAAACTCTTATTTGTGATTTAGATGGAGATGCAAAGACAATATTATGTAGGTTCCTAATATTTATACCCGTACTAAATGTACCAAGTGATGCAACTGTAATAGAATTTTTTTGTTTTTCTACTATTCCTCTTATAGCTTCTCGATCTGTAGCTGCAGTTTCTCCTGATACAAAAAAGATCTTGCGATTTTCTGCGGCTTCATCTTTAATCATATTGTAAAGAGGCTTTCCGTGTTTTTCTACATAGTTATATAAAACTAATGTATTGCCTTTTAAATCTAAAGTTAAGTTTTTTATAAAAGTATTTCGTTTGACATTTGTAACTATAAATTCAATTTCTTCTTGATATGTTTTTTTGCCAAAATTCTTTTTAATTTCTTCGTTATGATCTAATATTATTCTTCTTATGGAAAGCTTTGCAAGTGTATCGTTATCTTGTAATTCGCGTGTACTAGTAACTCTATATACTTTACCAAATAATCCTTGTAATACTAATTCATGCGTTAGTGCTCCGTCTAACGTGCCGGTTGTTCCAAATCTGTATTCAGCTTCTACGCATTTATTCATTATAGTGGTAAGCGATTTAGATTTAAATCCATGACATTCATCTCCAAATACTGTTCCAAATCTACTAAACCAATCTGGTTGAAATCTATATATTGATTGCCATGTGCTTATTATGATTCTCTTAGTTGTATTTTTATCTTTACCTGAATATATCCTATGGCAATATTTTTCAACGTCATAACCATAAGTTTTAAAATCATTATACATTTGCTCAACTAATGATGTAGTCGGCACTATCACAAGAACATCTTGTTCGAACGACGATATAAGATAACGCATTAAAACATATATTATAAGTGATTTGCCAGAACCAGTCGGCGATAACAATATAGCATTTTTTCTTTGTATTCCAGTGCACACAGCATCAAACTGATAATCTCTTATTTTAAATGGTAACTTTAAAGCATCTACAAATTTCATCATAAATTCTGGATTTATTTTGTTACCTTCATTAGGATTACCATAATCTGATTCTAGTATTTCAATTTCGTATTCACGTTTTTCTGCAAACGTTACTATTTGAGGAAATAATCCTGCAGATATTTGTCCATTGATTTGATTAAATAATCTTATTTTTCCATCCCACAATCGATTACGAAATGCTGGCATGAATTTATAACCAGGAACATAGAATGAAAAAAACTCTCGTAGTTCTGCGCCTACACCTCTTTCGCATTCTACATGTATTATAGAATGATTTAATTTCCGGATTCGAATTGTTTCCATTTAATAATATTACCTATTGTCTGGTGTCTCCACTTTAAATTATCGATAATTTCAGATAAAGTTTCAACTACAGTTTTCCAATATTGTATTCTTTCTTCTGACTTTTGAATTTCAGGATCACTATCATAATAATAATCCATTTCGCCTTTTAGTACTTTTAAACCATCAAACGGATCTGGCACCCAACCTTTTTCTTTTATTGTTTCATGATCCATCTTACCATTATAATATAGCCATTTATCTTTAAGTAATTTCTTTTGTTCAAACTCACAACGTTTTAGTTCTAATTTTGCGGTTGACCATATTTGTAAATATTTTGAATGTAGCTGTGGTGTGTTTTTTGAAGTTTCGTCTAATTTTGCATTGTTAATAATGCTGTCGTTTTGCCACATATCGTGGACTTTTTTCAAGTCTATCATAATCTCTCCAATTAATAATATATATTAACCAGTTACAGAACCAGTTACATCAAATGAATCTGTAATTGCACCAGTTGTGGAATTAAATATTTTAATATCAAAATAAGTAAATCTAAATGAAGCACCAAACGTTAAAAAAGATTCAGCACCGCTTGTTGCTTGAAACTGAATATCAGTTAATGCTGTTGGTATACTATCTCTATATATAATTTGCGCTACAGCGTTATTTGAACTATTAAGTATTGATAGCGTAATATCTGATTGTGCTGGTGGTCTTTGCGTTGCATTTTTAAATCTATCAAGTGCTGTTACATTATCTTGATCAAGTATTCTTCTCATCCAGTTATGCATTTCTGTATAAGATTTCATGTCTTCATCAAGAATTATATTTGCTAGCATTTCGTTATATGTAAGTTTATCACCTACAAAAGGAATTGCAGCAATTTTCTTATAGCCAAGATCTGCTGTGTTCATAATTACGCCAGCGTGCGTAAAATCTTGAACAAAGAACTCTAGGTTCGGATAATTTTTTCTATCTATTACTAACTTAAATCCAGTTGGTTGTAGATAGTTAAAGTTTGTAGTTAATGCCATA